AAACGAAAACTTAAACCTCAGGCACTACGTGCTGCAAGAGAAAGACGCAGACATATGATAAAGCGTCTATTGAACCCCACCAAGCGTGGGGTTTCGTCGTATTATGGGTTAATAAATAGTAAGTAGCTTGTAAATTGACATGTCCGCTAAGTGGTATAAGGAACAACCTTCCAATAGAAATTTCTTAAATCCAATTGGTTTCCTTCTTAAACTGGAGAAGTTTGAGGGAGTGGACTTCTTTTGTCAAACAGCAAATGTACCTGACATTACAATGCCTACCACGGAAGTAGCAAGTCCCTTTAGGTCATTGCCTATCTATCCTGGTGGTGGAGTATCGTTTGGAGATTTTTCTGTACGTTTTATTGTTGATGAAGATTTAAAAAATTACTACAGCATTCACTCTTGGATGCGTGACGTTGGTAATGCAGACCAGATGCAGAGAGATATATTAGAATCTGACATCTATACACAAGGTCAACTTCTTATAGTTACATCACAATACAATCCAGCATTCATTGTAGATTTTAAAAACCTATTTCCTGTTGGGTTATCTAATTTACAATTTGATGCTACAATGTCAGATGCAGAATACATTACTGCAGAAGTTGCCTTTAAGCACCAAGAATTTTACATTCGTGATAAAGATATGAAATCATTATGAATTTTGAATCCCTTCGTAATAAATTTGAAAAACTGAGAGAAGACTGGGCAGAAGATTCTGCTGTTGACTTTCAATTTAAAAACAAACAATACAGTACAGATCTAGGGCAACTTGCTTTAGACATCCCTTTTCAGCACAATAAATACTTAAACCATTACACTGACATTCAACAGATTAAAACCTCTCTGGAGTTTGAGATCCGTAAAGTGGTTAGAGAGAAGCGTGAGTATTACTCTGGCGAAGCAGACGCTAAGACATACGCCGCTAAACCATTTGGGGGTAGGATCTCTACTCAAGATAAGATGAAAGTTTATGTTGAGTCTGACGATGATATCATAAACTTAGAAGCGAAAATTAAATACCTAGATCAAATGCTTTATTGGTTGGATCAGGTAATGAAACAAATTTCCAACAGAGGGTTTCAGATCAAGAGTGCAATTGAGTGGGAAAAATTCGTTAATGGACAATGACAACCACCCTTAATATTAAAAAGAAAAACGAAGTATACATTACAATTCAATCTCCAGAAGAACACGTTCATCGTGAATTGTCTGACTACTTTACGTTTGAAGTCCCTGAAGCAAAATATTTAAAGAAGAATCCTAGATACAAATATTGGGATGGAACTATTCGTCTGTACTCACCAGGTACAGGCGAACTTTATCATGGTCTAATGAAACACTTAGAATTATGGGCTAACGAAAGGCAATATAATATTGAGTATGAGAAGAATGATTGGTATGGGGATATCACAGATGATAATATGTTTGTCTCTCCTGCGGGTGTCAAACACTTTATGGATAAGATTACTAAGGATGGTATCACTCCACGTGAGTATCAATACAGGGCAGTCTATGAAGCGATAAAGAATAATCGTAAGTTACTTCTTTCTCCTACGGGATCTGGAAAGTCTCTTATGATCTATTCCATAGTCAGATACTATGCTGCCACCGCAAAGAAGATACTTATAGTCGTCCCAACTACATCCCTTGTTGAGCAAATGGTTGCCGACTTCATCGACTACGGGTGGAATGCGAACACTCATATTCATAAGATTTACAGTGGTAAGGATAAGGTTACAGATAAGAATATTATAATATCTACTTGGCAATCGATTTATAAATTTCCAAAGAGATATTTCGATGATATAGATTGTGTCATTGGTGATGAAGCACATCTATTCAAGAGTAAATCACTAACTGGCATCATGACTAAGTTGCATAATGCTAAGTATAGGTTTGGTTTTACTGGTACACTAGACGGTAGCAAAACTCATAAATGGGTATTAGAAGGACTATTTGGTGATTGTGAGCGAGTGACAAAAACCGATTCATTGATCAAAGAAGGTTACTTATCTAAATTTAGAATAAAAGTTCTACTTTGTAAACATGCTCCTCAGCATTTCGACACATACCATGATGAAATGGAATATCTTGTATCGCATAGAGGAAGAAATAACCTTATTAAAAATCTTGTTAAAGATATTAAAGGTAATACCCTAGTTCTATTTAACTATGTTGAAAAGCACGGAGAGCCACTTTATGAACTAATAAATAGCATCATAGACCCTGAGCGAAAACTATTTTTTGTTCATGGTGCAACTGATGTAGAAGACCGTGAAGAAGTTCGCAAAATTACAGAAACAGAATCTAATGCTATCATCGTTGCCAGTTACGGCACCTTCTCAACTGGAATTAACATTAAACGTCTTCACAACATTATCTTTGCGTCCCCATCTAAATCAAGAATCAGGAACCTTCAATCGATTGGGAGGGTTCTAAGGAAAGGAGAAGGCAAAGACATCGCAACCTTATATGATATCGCTGATGACATTGGCGGTCAGAATTATACACTCAGACATTTGAATGAAAGAGTAACCATTTATAATGAAGAGAATTTTAAGTATGAGGTTATTAGAGTAAACCTTAGAGCAACCTAATATGGAAGAAGAATTCTATGCCACATTAAAATTAGTATCGGGTGAAGAACTCATATCTAAAATATCCTATCTTACTGAAGAGGATAGGATATTATTGGATCGACCTCTCTGTGTAGAGAATGCTAGAAAAAGACAGGGTGCATTAGAAGTCTCAGGATTTCATTTGAAAGAATGGATCAATGCTACTCTTGAAGAAGAATTTATTATACCTAAAGACAAAGTTATTACCATTACTGAAATAGAAGGAGAGATAGTTGACTTCTATCAAAAGACCCTTCATAGAATAGATGGTGGAAAATCTCTAGCAGGTAGAGGAAAAAAATTGCCCCGTGCTTCGGGGTACGTAGGTTCTGTAAGAGAAATGAAAAAGTCTCTAGAGGGTATCTTTAAGAGAAGTTAAAGCTACAACCCTCCTGAACCCTTGACAGAGTTATCCTACTCAGGTTTTGAGGATTTGTCAACCCCCTTAACAAAACCCTTTACAAAACCCTGACTAAGTGGTATACTTGATACATGAATATTTAAGCAACTTAGTGGCATACACCGTAATGGCAAAAAGGAAACAAACCGAATACTACGTAAATAACAAAGAGTTCTTAGCAGCCATTGTTGAGTATCGTAACAAAGTGCATGATGCAAAGGAATTGGATCAACCAAGACCTCGTGTCACGAATTACCTAGGCGAATGCTTCCTCAAGATTGCTACACATTTATCATACAAACCAAATTTTGTCAACTACATGTTCCGTGAGGACATGATCTGTGATGGTATTGAAAACTGCCTCCAGTACATTGATAACTTTGACCCAGAGAAATCTAAGAACCCATTTGCCTACTTCACTCAGATTATATACTATGCGTTCTTGCGTAGAATTCAGAAGGAGAAGAAGCAACTTGAGATCAAAGGAAAGATCTTGGAAAGGTCTGGATACGATGAGGTAATGCACACCGACTCTTACACTGGGGATATGCAAGGTATGAATGCTTCCTATTCTGATATGGGTAGCATCAAAGAAAACATAGAAACTAGAATGAACAGATGAGCGGCGATTATGAATCCTATGTATGGTACGAAACCTCCTATGGAAGATTTCGTATCGAGAAGAAATGCTTTAGAACGTGGACTAGCTACTGTGAGAAAGGTCAGGAGATCCTCACAACAGATTCGCGGAAAGCTGTCATTCATCTCTCAGGATTCCACTTGGAAGGTGTCGCAACCAACTGGTCAAATGCTAGAATTACTAATCCGAACTTACAATAGCCATGAAAATTAAATCACAGTTTTCAACTGAAAGCGATAAGAGAAAACCAACAGAGAATCTTGAACAACTATTAGCAAGATTCACTAAGAGAATTGCACAGATTAAAGGACAAGAACAAACAGATAAGACAGCGGAACAACTTCATTATCTTCGTGGTTGTAAAGAGACTGTTGAATATCTTATGACTGGTCAGTTACCTAATGATGGAAATCATGATGGTATGAAACATCATAGACCAAGACATGAGACTAACTGAAGAAGTAATCAACAAGATTGCTGTCCTAATGCAACACACCAAAATGAATGGTGAGGTTAATTGGAAAGATGGTGATGAGATAGATGTCTGCCTCGGTGGACATTTTGCTGGTGATAAGTTTATTAGTATTATTAATCGTACTCGTAGCAATACAACAAAGCAATGATTGAGGCCAAATACGTAAATCCTCCTAATGTTGGTTGGTTACAAATTCGTTTAGATTCTAACGAAATTGATTATGTATGGGAACGTGTAAAGGAGAAAGAGAGTTCTAGTGAATCAAATAAACCTTTTTTAGCTGGAGATATTCATGAGAGTAAGTTATTAGAAGATCCTGATGATTGGTTTTTTAATAATGTTATTCAAAAATCTGGTGAAACTTATCAACAACTTTATTATAATTTGGGTTTACATTTACCTATACCAGAAGGAAATTATTCATATTATATGAAAGAGTGGTGGGTAAATTATCAAAAACAAACTGAGTTTAATCCATCACACACTCATACTGGAGTTTATTCTTTTGTAATATGGTTAAAGATACCAACAGATCATGAAG